GATTTTTATCTAAAATTTGGAAAAAAGCTAAAAAGATAGTTAAAAAAGTTGCTCCTGTAGCGGTTAATTTTATTCCTGGCGTTGGCCCTTTAGCTAAAGCAGCCTTAACAACAGTTGCTGGTAAAGCTTCGGGTTTATCAACCAAAGAAGCTTTGTTAGGTGGCGCTTTAAGTTACGGAGGTAGCAAGCTATTTGGAGGAACTCCAGGTACAGCTACTTCAAAAGGCGGTAGTCTTTTTACAGGTGGTGGCGCTGACGGTATAGGCAGATTTGGTAAAGTGGGAGATTTTTTCGGCAACGTAAGAAAAGGTATTGGCAGTCTGTTTGGCGGACCTCAAGTTCCAGAAGGATTACAAATGGGTGCAGACGGCATGTATGTAGATGCCGCTGGAAACACTTACGATTATCAACAGTTAGTTGATATGGGCGTGATGGATCGATCTGGAAATATAATTAATACGCCTCAAGCTGATTTAAGCAACAGAGGTGGATTTTTAGATACAGTTAAAAATGTAATTCGACCAGACCAACCAGGTCAAAGTCAGTTAGGTCTTATTGAAGATATGATTAAAGGAAAGACTTCAGATCCTGTAAGAGCAGGTGGAGGATTTTTAGGCGGCTCTCCAGGTCAAGGCGGGGGCGGTAACGCTTTTAGCGGACTGATGGGCGGATTAACAAGTCCGATGGGTCTAGCTGGATTAACAGGACTAGCAGCATATATGGCGGCCAAGAAAGAAGAGGGTGGCTTGTCAGAAACTCCTAAAGTAACGATGGATCAACTGGGTAGATACCAAATGGCTCAAAACTTAGGAACAGGCGGTAGTAGAGCAGACTTCGGTTTAGCTCCTGCACCTGTAGCTTTAGAGTTTGCTAACGGCGGTGAGGCTAGACAATATTTTAATCAAGGCGGTTTAGCAACGATGATTGGTGAACTAGATATGAGAGACGGCGGTGAATCTGCTGGACCAGGTACTGGAACTTCAGATGATATACCAGCGATGTTAAGTGATGGTGAATTTGTAATGACTGCCAAAGCTACACGCGGAGCTGGAGCATTTGACGTTAACAAAACCAAATCTGGTATCGAGCTTATTAAAGGTGGCAGCGCTTCACGTGAAGAAGGCGTAAAAAATATGCGCGAGTTAATGAATATTTTTGAGGCAATATAATGGCAACGACCGTTGATCCTATTTTATCTGGAATAGACAGAACTGAAGTTATTTCAGATCCTGCGTTAAGAGAGCTATATTTTGGCTCTACTGATACGCCAGGTTTAATTAATCAAGCAACAAGAGCCGCTCAAAAAGCTTATTTAGATCAACCTGCTATTTTACAAGAAACAGCTGGCTTAACAGCGCAAGAGCAACAAGCAAGACAACTTGCTCAATCTGGTATTGGTTCTTATCAACCATTTTTAGATAGACAGAGAGGTTTAATAGAGCAAGGTATATCTGATTTAGGTACGCAAAGAGGTTTGTTAGATGAGTCTTTAGGTGGTTATAGAGCCGCTTACGGCATGCAACAACCTTACTTTGGACAAGCTGAAGGACAATTAGGAGCGGGGCTTGGCGGTCTTTTTGGCAGTTTAGGTTTTGGCGGGCCATCAGCTAGACAGCTTCTTGGTCAATCTTTACAAGGTTACGATCCAAGAATGGCAGGCCAGTTCTACAATCCATTTGAACAACAAGTTGTTGACCAAACAATTCAAGACGTTCTAAAAGCTGGAGAAATGCAGGACATCCAACAAAGGGCATCTGATATTTCTCGAGGTGGCGAATCAGCGTTTGGCTCAAGAGCTAGGTTAACAGCTCAAGAAAGACAAGAATCTTTAGGTAGAGGTTTAGGCGACGTATTAAGCAAAATTAGATCTGGCGGATTTAATACTGCTCAAGAAAGAGCATTACAAGAATTACAAAATCAAAGATCAGCAGCTCAAAGAGGGGCTCAGCTAGAGGCTGGGTTTGGAGCGCAAGGATCTGAAGCTCAAAGACAATACGCTCAAGATCTACTTGGTTTAGGTCAAGGCAGATCAGCAGCAGCAAGACAGCTGGCTGGAGATATCTCTGGCGTAGGTACTGGGATTGCTGGAATAGGAGCTAACTTAGCAGGATATGGAAGTTCTTTAGGTCAGCTAGGCGAAACTCAACAAAGATTAAGAGGGTTAGACGTTGCTCAGTTAGAAAACTTGGGTGCGACTGAAAGGGGTATTGAACAACAAAGATTAAATAATCAGTATGCTCAACAACTTGAACAAAGACAATCTCCATTGTTGGCCGCTCAGTTTGTACAAGGCTTTGCTCCTCAGTATCAAGCAAGCAAAACTCAAGTGGGTAAAACTTACGGCATGCCTGTTGATCCTTTATCGCAAGGACTAGGAGCGGCGTTAAGTGCATATCAAGCGTTAAAACCGCCGATGCAGTATCAGCAACCTCAGTACAACCCACCACAATCAAATCAGCCTGCTCAAACTAGCGGAAATAATCAAGCATATTTTAGTCCAGATATTTACAACCCGCAGTCTTCTTTATATCAATCTCCAAATATTAATGCCTCGACTCCAGCTGGACAACAACAAATTTTAGCTGGCGGACAATTTGCAGGACAGATGGGTCCTCCAAACCCAATTAATCTACCTAACACTTTGCCAGCCCAAACATACGGGCCATATGGTATAGGACAAGCTCCAACTTTTAATCCTAATAACCTAGGCGCTAATCTACCTTACAACCCATTCGGACCAAGAAGCTAAATGAATGTATTACAAAGAAAAATGTTTGCAACAGGAGATGTTGCCACCAACCCTTTTGTTGATTCGTATGACGAGTTTCAACCGTATGAATTAGATTTTAATATTGAGCCAAAAGGCGAAGGATATGTAGCTATTCAAAGAAATCCAAGAGGAGAGGTGGTCAAGGAAACCCCAATCAATCTTGCTCTTTCTGCTAAAAGAGATCCTGTTGAGGCTTTTCAAGTGCAAACAAAAAACGAGGGTTTAAGGGCTGTCAAAGAAGCAGGTTTAGGAATTGCAGGTTTAGCTGGGGGAAGAGGTGCTTTAACATATGCTGGCAAAAAAATTGCTCCATATATTACTCAAGCAGTTACTTCAAATAGATTTTTAAATCCTTTTACTTCAGTTAAAAAACCTGGAGTAGCAGTACCTGGAAAGAAAGGGTTTCAAAGCTTAGACCCAACAAAACTTTCATCTTTTAACGTAGGTATAAAACCTGGCGCTAAATATGGTTTTTTAGGAGCATTAGGTTTTGGCGGTTTAACAGCGGCTCAAACAACTGAAGAAGAAGTTGCCGAAGAATTAAAAAAGTTAGAAGAAAAAAGCTCTACAGAAACACAAGAGAAAAAAGATAAAGTAGCGCCCGATCCATATATGGGTGGTATTTCAGATGAAGAGATAGACGCTGTTATTGGAGCTGATACAGATGCTGTTACAGAAGCAATGGCGAAAGCTGATTACGACGTAGAATATGCTGAAACAGTAAGAGACTCAATAACTGATTTTCAAGATCGTTATATGGACAATAAAAATATGGATAGATTCCTTAGAAATATTGGCAAAAGTCTTGTTGAAGAAGGCAGATTTACTGGAATTGCAACAGGTGCTGTAGCTGCGGCCGACGAAAGAGAAGCTGAAAGAATCTTGGAAGCAGAAAGAGAAGCTGATATAAGTTTAGCAAGCGCCAAAGCAGGATTGAAGGACAAACCAAGCTCAAAAGTTATTACTGATTATAAAATAGATTTGGCAGCTTCTGCAGCAGATGTTGAGCAATCTGAATTAACAGGTCAACTATTAGACCAAGTTGAAGGGATTATTACAACAAAAGACATTACGGGCTTTTCCCCAATATTACAAAGCGTTTATAAAAAAGCGTTAGGTTTTGCAGGCGTTCAAAGCCCTCTTGATCCAAGAGAAAGAGCAATTGTTTTATTAGAACAAATTGCTAACGGAAATATCAAAACCATTACAGGCGAAAGCGGAAGAACAATTTCAAACGTAGATAGGCAAATAGCTCAAAAACTTATTGGAGATTTAAAAAATCCATTGACAAGAGAGGATGAAATTTTAGGAAATTTAAGATCTCAGCAAATTAATGTTTCCCAAAGAAGAAATGCTGCTTTTAGTAAATATAGAGTTCTTGCTGAGTTTTTCCAAGAGCAAGGATTGCCAGTTCCTGTTGGAATACAAGGCTATGACACATCTTCTATATTTGGTCAAAAAGGATCTAAAGTTATTACTTTAGACATGGATGGAAATAAAATATCGTGATATACAAAATAAAGACTCCTGATGGAAGATTTATTGAAGTCGAGGGAGAAGAAGGTCAAGAAGCAAAAGCTATAGAGGCCGTTAGAAAATATCTAGCAAACGAAACTGTATCTAGCGATTTTGACGCAGAAAATTTTGATTATCAAACAGGTGTAGACGCACCAGGTTTACGAGCTCAGCTAGACTTAGCTGAAACAGTTGAAGAAAAAGAACTTGTTTTAACCAATAGAGTTGGTAGCCAAGGCTTTACTAGGGATTCATCTGGAAACTTTGCGCTTACGCCAAGTGGTTTAAAAAGACTTGGTATAAGAGGTGGTAGCGATAAAAACATTATTATTGATGAGTCAGGTCTTGCTAAAGGAGACTTTGCGGATTTGGCTGGAATTGTTGGCCCTATCGCAGGTGCTGTTGCTGCCTTGTCACCACATGGCAGAGCTTTAAGATTATTAAAAAATGTTTTTAAGAATGACAGAATATCTAGAACTGTTGCATCTGCTCTTGGTACAGCTGGTGGTAAAGGTGTTGAAGAGGCTGGAGAGTTGGCTGTTGGATTGCAAAGACAATCTGCTGGCGAAGTAGCAGAAGATTTAGCGTATGAAGCGGCAATAGGTGGTATATCTCAAGGTTTATTTGAGGTGGGTGGTATGGCTTTGCATGGTCTTCTAGGTAGAAAAGCACCAATTATAGATGTAGATATATCTAGAGCTATTGCTCAAGGTGCAGATCCTTCAGAGTTAGTAACCTTGGCAAAAAATTTAGGCAGAACTCCTACATTTAAAGATGTACAAGAAGCTCAAAAAAATAAAATTATCGAAACATTTACTCCTGCAGCAGTATCTCAAAGAGCTTTAGGTAGATCTATTCCAGGTCGAGTTCAAGCAGCGGCCGAAACTGTATTTGGTAGAAAGGAAAGAGATGAAAAATTAATTGAATATGGCAACCAAAGACTGCAAAAATTTTTAGAAAAATTAAACGCTCAAGATTTAACTTTAGAAAACTTTGAAGCTGGAATAACCGCAGGAAGATTAACAAGCGCTCAAGTAGATGATTATATAAAAAATCTTTCTAGAGACTCAGATGTTGCTAATAAAGAGCTGAGAGAAGTTATTAATAATTCTGTTAAAGCTATTGATGAGGGTGCTTTTTCGGGCAGCCCAGATTCAGCAGCAACTGGAAGATTGATAAGAGATCAATTAAAAGAAGCCTACGAACAGGGTGTAATTAAACCATTCCAAAGAAGAGAAAGAAATATTGATACTTTTTTACAAAAAAAAGGATTGGATGCAGTATATGGACAAATAGGAATTAAATTAAATAGTTTAGAAAGATATGTAGATAACTTGGTTAAAAAAAATCCAACCATAGACAAAATATTGGCAGATGAAATATCTGCATCCCCCATAAAAGTTATTAAGGATGTTATTAAAGAAGCTAAAAAAGATGGGGGAGGCCTATCAATAGAAGCTTTAAATAGCGTGCGAGGAGCTTTGCTAACAATTGACAGAGCTAAAGGAGCTTTCTCTGGTAAACAAGGATACTATTTAAAACAAACCTTAGATGAAATAGATAAAATATTTGACGATTTAGCAAGCGGAAATAGTTTTGTTGCAGATATGATAAAAGTTGGTCCAAGAAGACAGCAAAAAGCTGCAATTAAAAATGTAACCAAAGCAGCTCAAATGATTAGAGGCTACAACGCAGATTATAAAGCAGCAGTTCAAGCATTTAACGATCCTGTTATTGCTAAAATTACACATGATGCGGCTAGAGGTGCTTTTGACGTAGATACAATTTTTAATCAAGTTGTTAAAAATAATAGACCAGAATTAATTAATAAAGTTATAAACGCTTTGCCTAGCGAAGCTGAAAAAAAACTTGTTCTAGAAGGATTAAGGGAAAACATTATTAAAAACGCAGTTAGAGATTCTATAGATATAACAACCAATGAAATAAATCCTGTATTCTTTGCTAAACATTTTGGAAAACTTGGTAGTACCGCAGACGTTATATTTAAAGACATACCAAATTTTAAAAGCACAATAGATGATTTTTTAAAAATTAATACTAACTTTAAGGCTGAAAAATTAGCTAGAATATCAGCAGATTTAAACTCTAAAGAATTTACCCAAGCTTTAAAAAGATTTACTGACGCTGAAAATGAACTCGCGATAGCAAACTCAGACAGATTTTTAACTAGAGTGTCTAGCGCAAGTCCAGATGAGGTGGTTGGAACTTTGTTTAGAAATGGCCAAGCAGAAAATATTTCTAAAATGAAAAAAATATTAGAAAACGATCCAGATACATTTCAAAAAATTCAACAAGAAGGCATGCGTGATTTGATGAGGTTAACTTCTGGACCTGGTACAAGAGTAGATGAGGTATTTGATCCGAATGCTTTAGAGAGAGCTTTAAACTCTAAGGGCGATAACGTCCTTAATGAAATGTTTGGCAAAGAAACCACTCAAAGTTTAAGAGCCTTAGTTAGAGATTTAAGAGTAATGACAGAACCAGAAAAAGGTGGAGCTGGTACTTTAATTGCTGGAGCAATTGCTGTTAACGCTTTTAATCTAGCAATGCTACCGACTGTAGCAAAATTAGGAGTTATTGGTATGGTTATGAGACAACCATCGGTTGTTAGAAAATTAGCTAAATCAGACGCTGAAAGTGTGAATGTTGTTTATCAAGCTTTTAAAGATGCTGTTAGATTATACGCTCCAATGCAACTAACTGGAGATGTAGTTGGGGGTCTTAGAGATGTTGGATCAGTCGCAGCTGAAGAAATAAGTCAACTAACCGAAGACTCTAATCTAGGAGCCATATCACAACAATTAGGCACAGAACTTCAAACCACAAATCGCACACTCCCTAGACTTCCAAATTTAACAACATCCGCACAATTGCCACAAGTACAACCTGTTGCAGGCGGGATTATGAGCCCTAGCATTTTAGGATATAACAGAGCAAACGAAGACATAGCTAGAAGATTCTCAAACACGGTCTAACCTTTAATTAAATAAAGATCCCAGTTATTTCTTAGCACTTCCAACCATTCTTCGATTGGCATAACTGTTACCTTATCGTTATCTTCGTCCCACTCTGGATTAATTGCATATAACGGAACGCAAACCCGAATAGGCTTACGATTGTATTTAAAAATTAAAACAGGGATACGGCCTTCTGTCGCTTTGCAGACTTGATCCCACCACCCTTGTTGATACCAGTCTCCTTCCTTATAAAACTTGCACTCTACGGCGTGATGAGGAATATTTATATCGCAAAGATCTTTAGATTGATATTGGTCTAGGTTACGCTTACAAACGTAGTCAATACCTTCAGATTCAAAAAACTCGTTTAATATTTTAGCAACGTCTCTTTCAAACGTCGCTCCCTTGGTTCTTGAGTTGATCGGCATTCTTCTTCTCCTTGATATCTCTTTCTTTCATTAGTAACTCTAGCTCATGCCAGCGGTACATTCTTTTATTTACATGATCCCAAAACCAACCTTTGTAACGGGCGGTGTTTTCCATTATTTATCCTTTTTGTAATTATTAACCAAACCCATTTCTTCTCTGTCAAAACCCAACGGGTGAGGCGATAAACACTCCAACTCATCCTTGTTAAAATGAATATAAGGTTCTGAATCTTCTTCATAAACAGGCTCTGCTATTGTACCAAATCTAACATCGTATATGTGATCTCTTTTCCAAGTATGACTGTAAACGCTATCTGTCATTGCATAAACAATTACAAACGGCTGGTTGGTTGCTAAAGATAAAGCTGAACCCATCCTTAACTTACTGGCAGAAAGTAATAAAGTGTCATACTTTGTAATACCAAAAGTTCTGCATTTTACTTCCAGCCAAAAAGAAACTTCTTTTGATTCACACCAATAATCTAGGCCATAACTAACTGGTAGCTTATGACACCTAACATTCCAAAGTCCTTCTATAAAACCAGCAACACGCTCTTCGCGTTTTTGGTCGTTAATGTTTTCCATTTTTGGTTTTGGTTTATCCATTGATCTCTCCCTTTTTAAATACAATACGAACACAATACTTGCGAACAATCGCAACAAGCGTAAATACTGTTGTTTGAATAACAGAGGTGGTTAACAAACTGGCATTAAAATAATTGCACATGTTAAGAACAAAAAAAGATAAAGGCAAAGCTATTACAACGCCAACAGCTACATCGCTAAGACTTTCTTTTAAAGCGCGTCTATCAATCTTCATTAAAAAATTCTGGATCAATCGCAACAATACGTTTTGTTGGCCGCCCAGTTCCTTTTGCCCTTAAATCTTTTTCTTGTATCTCCCCTGAGTTTTTTAATCTCTCTATAATTTCTTTAACTTCGTATGACTTCATTGATCTGAATATTTCACGTCGATCAATATCACGCTTACTTATACCCCAATCTCCTTGCGATCTAATAAAGCTAAGTATCTGTTTGATACGGCCTTCCATTTCAGATCCCGCAACCTTGTCTTTACAATTCTCTATTAGCAACTGATCGTAGTAATAGACATAATCTATCGCCCATTGAGTTATATCGCCTTTAATTGTTTTGGCTTTCCTATCATCTGCAAGCGCTCCAATCAAAGCTAAACGCATTGCTTTTTCTCTTGTTCTAGACAATAAAACCTCAAGCCCTTCTTTCTCCAAAGCATTTTGCTGATCTACTAATTTGTATGCCAAGCTGTCCAACAAAGCATTTGAATCATCATCAAACTTTATAATTCTTTGTTTAAAATCTAACTCAGCATTGTCTCTAGATATCTGTTCCATTTCGTTGTCAACCTGTCTTACATGTGAAACCCAGTTGTATGTTGATTGAGGAGGCTCAACGAAAGCTACCATTTTGCCGACAGTTCTTGGCACGTGAGATTCAACAACAATAAATCTATTTAAAAATCCGTCAACAATACGACCTGTTGATAAAGCGCCATAAAAGTTTTTAGGCACACTCATACCGACCAAAGTGATTGCGGGTTTAATTGTTGATCTATCTAAAACTTCTTTTTGTTGTTTATTGGTTAGAGTCATCATTGAATAGTTATCTGGTCTTAAAACACCATGACATCTTCCCCAAGTCTCCATAAGAATTTGTAATGCGTCTTCTTTGTTTGAGTTAGAAGATTTAGATATGCTTTCCAATCTTTTACCAAACTCATCCATAACAGTTATATGAGTTGGTTTATATCTAAGTAAGCTGTAGATAGCTCCGCTTGATGTATAGCCGTCTCCCGCCATTAAATCGCTATGCTCTGCATGATCTAAAATAGTTTCAACAACTGTCTTGACATTTTCCTTGCCTTGTCCCGACTTAGCAATACACATAAAAAACAAAGATGAAAAGTTATTCATATTGGTTCTATACATTCTTCCTAAAGCTACCGAGCCTAAAGATAATGCTGCTTGCATACTAATGGCTGGCTGAGATATGTGCGCTATCTTTTCTGAGTATTCATAAATGTCTTTTAATACACCAGGCGGAGAATAAAGATTAGCTGGCTCTTTTACTGTTTTGGTTGTTGATATATAAGCAGGTGCTTGTTGGTTTTTTCTGTCATGAGTTTTTTGAACTGAATTAACTGTTGTTGATATTTCACTTGCTGATAAAGGTGGAGAGTTTTGTTCGTTCCAAGACTGCACAAAGAACTCTGTAAAATCTGTATTTAAACCTTTAGCTATTAAATAACCCGCCAGTCTTGCCGCTTGATCGTTACGGCCGCCCTCAGAAACACCTTGAATAGATAAAGGTGTAGAGATTGGTTTGCCGTTGAGTTTCTCAACCCCAGTTATCTTCACCCATAATTCTTGAGTTAAGTTTGGTAAATCATCAACATCATTTAAATCCCAATCTTCAATTCTTGTAGGGGTATATATAGCTCCTGTTGCATGGATATTATGCGGAGCAACAATCAAACCACCCACACCTCTAATATCAATAAGCTTGGCTGGATCATAGCCTTCAGTTCTTTTGGCTACCCAAGTAGTAAAATTTTCTGGATTGTTGTAATAATAATGAACCCCCTTACCTGTTGCTACTTTAAAAGGTGTTACTGGTAAGTTGGCCTCACACCAATTTACCGCTTCGGGTGTATCTGCATCTATAACAATAAACTTGCCACAGACTAAAGCGACGACTAGATCATCTCGCCCCTTAAACCATTTCTCTATTTCTTCCGTCGTCGGCTGTCGCTCTTGGAATTTTTGCCACCCCCCTAATTCTTTGGGCGGAACTTTATTATGCCTATGGAGAGGTACTACACTTATCCCATATTCTGCATAAGCCAGAGCTAAGTCCAACGCAGAGTCTTGCGCTGTTACTTGTAAATTGAACACTCTTAACTTTCACTAGTTTCTTCAATAGGACCAAAAATGGATTCAAAATCTAACTTACCGCCAGAAGCTTTAATAATTTTTTTTGCCTGTTTAATAGAAGGTTGTCTAAGGCCATACCTCCACGCTTTAGTTGACGCTGCTGAACAATCAAACAGCTCCGCAGCTGGCTCTGTACCAATAAATTCTATGTACTTCTTCAAAGTTATTCTTTGCACTTCTCTCTCCTTATATTGTGGTTCTAGATTTTTTTTCTTAAATGATTTAAGCTCTTCTTCGGTAAGACTTTTTAACCGCCATAGGTAGTTTACCTTCCATTGATTTCGGTCTACTTCTCTCATTTTACATTCCGTTAAAAAATTAATGTTCACACATTGTAATTCATATTAAAATAAATTAAAATAGTATTTTTAAATAAAACGGAGAAGATTAAATGTCTGATATTTTAAGTAGAATTGTAAGTCCTAGCGAATTGGTTGAAAATCAAGGCGCTAAGATTTTAATGTATGGAGCATCTGGAGCTGGTAAAACGACTGCATGTGCTACATCACCTGGAAAAACTTTAATCATAAGTATGGAAGCTGGTTTGTTGTCTATTAAAGATGCAAACAATGTTACTGCTATTGAGGTTAAAGAAGCTTCAGAAATAGAACAGATTGCTGAAATGCTTGAAAGCGGAGATCTTGATTACGATACTGTCTGTTTAGATAGTGTTACCGAGATGTCTGAACTTTTATTAGCGCAAGAAAAAGCAAGGTCTAAAGATCCTCGACAAGCCTACGGAGAAGTTATTAATGTAATGACTAGAACGATGCGTAGGTTTAGAGATCTTAAAATGCACGTTATTTTTGTTGCTAAAGAGGACAAGCTTCGAGACGAAGCAACAGGTATGTTTCATTATCAACCAATGATGGTTGGCGCTAAACTACCTACCCAAATTCCTTACTTCTTTGATGAAGTGTTGTGTCTTAGGACTTTCACCGAAGAAAATGATGAAGGGAAAAAAGTAACCAATCGTTGGTTGCAAACAGTTCTTGGGGATAATTACATCGCTAAGGATAGGAGTGGCAAGCTAGATTCTTTTGAAGAACCTAACTTGACATATATTATTAATAAACTTGGATTTTCAAAAGGAGAAAAATAATGAGCGATTTTGCAGACGTCAAGTTTGATTTTGAATCTGGTGGTAGTGGTGAATCTACTATTCCAGAAGGGGACTATTTAACAGAGATAAGCAAATGCGAGAAGACTACTTCTAGCAATGGCAACGACTATCTTGCGTTAGAGGTCAAAGTATGTGGTGAAAAATACAAAGGCTGGATTGCTAGAGACAATCTAAACCTTTGGTACAAAAATAGCGACGCTGAAAAGCAAGAAATGGTTAGAGAGATAGCCTCTAGGAAATTCTCTGGCTTGGTCAAAGCGTTAGGCAGAAAAGACAACCCACCCGCTAATGGTGGCGAGCTGGTTGGTAACAAAGTGATTTGTACTTTTGGCATTGAGAAAAGTAAAAATCCTGACTATCCCGACGATAAAAACAATATCAAGGGTTTCAAGCCGTTGGAAAAGATGTCGCCTAAACAAGCAGACGACACCCCAGCTTGGGTAACAGAAGGAACTTCTGAAGCCAAAGCTCCAGCTAAACCAAGCTTGTAATTGTTAGGCTTTGCTAGGAAGCCTTAAAGGTATTATCTCCCCCCATTTAGATAGTATGTACCTACCTAGCACTTTTTTAGACAGGGGCCTTAATAAGAGTTATCCCTTAGTGTCTGGTCCTGTAAAGTGTCTTGAGAGCGCAGGCATTGTCGAAAAGCGCTCTACCTTTTAATGAATGGTTAGACTAATATGGTGAGCAGGATCTATTTCACTAACGTCTAAAATTTTTCCAAACGTATAATCGGAACTTTCTTCCATAGAACGAAGCAAAGCAAATAGCTCTGCGGTATCAGAGTTTCTGGCCTGTAAAACAACCATATGCAGGTTGCTGTCTATCTCATAGACGCACAGATATTGAGGAATGCTAGGAAATAACATACCTATCATCCTAGCATAATTTTTATTGATCGTTGACGTACAAAGCAATCATTGCATAGTGAATGATTTTAAGAAGCTCTTTTTTCTTATCGTCTTTTTTGCCATAGCGCATGGCGTATTTCATTATATTACCAATACAAAACCCTTCGCCAAAACCAGCATCTACAATCATATCTGTTGCCTGGTACTTGCCCTTGGCATAGTGCTGATCGTAGGTGCTGTCTATATAATCTTTTAGCTCAGCAAGAGTAATATCTTCCTTGAATTTATAATCAATCATGGCAAAAACAATCCATGTTATCGTCATCAAATGGAAACTCTTGTTGCACATCAACCAAAGTAATTAATTCTCTATAACTTGGTCTGTCAGTTCTAAATCTATTATTAAATTTTTCTTCAGTTTCCGCCCACCACTTTGCTTTTGACTTATCCTCTTTAATAATTTGGTTAATTTTTTTTCTGCTTTTTAAAAAACATAAATCGCAATTACCATGAGGGGTTTCGTTGTCTATAATTGGTAAATTAAGATCAAAATTTTGTTTTCTCCAAAAGTTATTAACATCTTCTTTTGTTGCCTTGGCTTCGTAAAGAGGTGTTAAATTAAATTTCTTTTGTGTATTTTTTGCTTTTTGTCTAGCTACCCTTCTTGGTTCGTCATACCTAAGACCAAGAACAGTATCGTAAATCTTTATGCCTTGTTGCTTCATGTAATCGTTAATTCTTACAATTTTTAATTTATCAGTACAAAATCTAGCAACAGGATTTGGCAATAATGCTGAATCTTTGTCATATTTGCCTGGTGTATTTAGTTCGGTTCTTGTTTTGAAATACTTAATCATTTTTGTAAATGGTTCACCATTTCTGCTTGCTGTTTCATAATTAACTATTTTTGTGATCTGTTTATCACCACCGATCCAATCAAACTCTAACCAAATAATGCTTACACCCCATTTTTCTTGACAATCTTTAACAAAATCTAATGTTTCTGGACATTCTTTACCTGTATTGGCAAAGATCACATATAAATCTTTTGGCAGCTTTCCATTGTGTGCTTGAATTATGTGATACAACATATAAGCAGAAGTTCTGCCACCACTAAAACTAATTAATGCTGGGCCGTTTATTTTGTATGGATTCACAAGGTTAGTGTAACGATATTAGGCGAGTTATAAACAGATAGATGGCCACCTTCTGAGTGATTTTTGTACAGCTCCAAAAAGCCTTCCATCTTTTCCCAGCCAAGATTCATTTGTTCTTCTGAGATGATAAATACTTTAGATGCGTATGGGTAGACCTTCTCTTGCGCTACAAAGACAAACTCATCTAATTTAAAGCCAGCTTTCTCCATACCTCTGCGATACCAAGCAGCCTGCATATCATAGCCATATTTTTTAACTGAATAAGCAAACTCTACTGGATCACATGATTGGGTGGTCTTGTAGTCCACTACACATATGGCGTTGTCTGGGTATGGGCTTTGGACTGGCGGACAGATAACATCTGGTCGGCATTTACAAAGAACCTCGCCTTCATACCAATAGAAACTAGCCTCTGCTACTTTGCCTTCAGCGTTAAGGTAGATGTTGCCCTCTTCAATCATATGCTCTTTCATACCTTTAATTGCTGTCATTTCAGCTTCTTTAATAACTGTTAGGCCGCGCTCCTCATACTCTTTTTTCAGTTCTTTGTTGGCATTGGTATAGGGAGATCCCATTACAACTGCTACTGTTTGGTTAAAAGCTTCCTCACCTTCTACCAGCAAAGCGTGAGCAGCTGTACCAAAGTTCATTGCAGGAGTTGTCTCTTGGACTCTCTCCACCGCATGCAGTTGCGATTTGCCAAAGGCTCTAATCTTACTGCTACTAATACCAACACCCGCATGGTAAACAGGGTTAGGTATATCTGAGAACACCAGGGTGTCGCCCTTTTGCTCAGACTCAAACTCTTTTAGTTCTTCTATTATCATATTCATACTCCAAAATCATCGTTTGCACGACACTATCATTAAGCATTGGCTGAGGCCAATACCGCAACTTATTGTATAAGTTTAGCATGTTGCCTTCAAAAGACAGTTGCTTGTTATACATAGGGTTTCCTATCGAATCCCAAAAATCTTCTATTTGTTCTAAGGTATTTCTACCACCGCCAACATATTTTAATTCTGCTTCTGTATAGTCATAAGGTATAAACATAAAATCTCCCGTCTCTTTCCTAAATGGATAACAACGTGTTGGCTTACCTATCTGCATAAATATGATTAACGATATTAGGGAACTTGCCCGAATAATCGACTTTAATTAAATCTGGTTTGTTAACTTCTGTTTGTCTAAACAAAGCTTCATCTACTGTAGAGGGTGGGGATCTTCGCAAGCTATCACCACTTACCATTTTGTTCCACCAAGCCACAGCTTTCTCTCTTGCATAACCCGAATGCTCAAAGCAGATGTACTCACTAATAATCTTATTGGGTGTCTTGTAGCTGACCTTTAATACAGGCAACGGCTTGCCTTGTTTCTGATGATTGCCAAACCACATGTTTATAACCTTGGTATCGTAGCGTTCTTTTTTGGCTGTCTTAGAAATAATATCTAACTTAGATGCAACCAGCTCTAGCTCTAGCTTACGCATAGGATAGACATAGCCACAATCAGGGCAAGTGGTTACAGCTTTAGGTACATATGATTGGCATTCTGGACAGCTCTTGACCAAAGCCTCGCCTGTTTTTTTGCGCTTGCCTTTTTGGTTGGGCGCTATTTGATTGATAGGGCCATGACGTTCAATATTCTTGGCAAAGTCTAAAATCAAACAATCTTTCTTGCCCTCTGCTATACGCATGCCTCTACCCATCATTTGCACATATAAGCCTGGTGAATGTGTAGGTCGCAGCATTATAATTAAATCTGTATTTGGCGCATCAAAACCTGTTGTTAACACATCGCAATTAACCAAAGCTCTAATCTTGCCAGCTTTATAATCTGTTATTAGCTGATCTCTTTCGTTTTGATTTGTATCTCCTGTTACCACGCGAGAGGTTATATTGTTGGCATTTAAAATACCGCTGACCATTTCCGCATGATTGATACCAGCACAAAAGATTAACCATTGTTTTCTGTTTGCGCCTTTGATTAAAACTTCTTGCATGGCTTTGTTGGTTCGGCCGCTATCGTTCATCTTGGCCTGCAAATCTGTTTGAATAAACTCACCCCCTCTCAAACCTATATCATCAATCTCGTACTCAGTATCCATACATTTAGTTACTAGAGGTGATAAGTAGCCGTCATCAATCAGCCGAATAAAGTTATCACCACTACCAAAGTCTATTGCGACATCATCAAAGATATATCCCTCGCCTTCAGTCAACATACCAGAGTTAAGTCTGTATGGAGTAGCCGTAAAGCCAACCACACGTAAATTTGGGTTGCGTTCTTTAAGGGCGACAACGAGGGAGCGGTACATTCCCTCGCCGTCTTTTGGAACAAGATGCGCTTCATCAATAGCGAGAAGATCGAATAAGGGCAGTTGATCTACCTTGTTCCAAACTGATTGAAGCTGAGCATAGATAATATCGTTATCTGTATCTCGACTCTTTAAGCTGTTGCCATACAAACCTATATCTCCATAAGGCCAAGCGTCTTGTAGCTTTTCATAATTTTGAAAAAGTATTTCTTTAACATGCGAAACAATTAAAGTTTTTTGTTTTTTTTGTTCATTCATATGCAGCACAAAGTCTGCAATCACATGAGACTTACCAGAGCCTGTTGGCATAACAACCAAAGGATTGCCGTCCTCTATAGCAATATAATTTTCTAAAGCATCTAGAGCTTCTTGTTGGTAATCTCTTAACGGCATTTACTTCTTTTTCTTTTTAGGAAAAACTTTCTTTACAACTTTAGATAACTTGCCAGACTTCATAATTCGATCAAGCCTGTTAATTGTTTTAGCCTTTTTATTCTTCATCTTTATTTGCAAAATTAGTTTTAGTTTCTTTACCGCTTGCATATTTTAATTTTCTAAAATGTTCTCCAGCGCCTTTTTGATATTCATACCAAACTATTTTTTTATCATCTTCTTCAGCTTGAAGTTTTTTTCTTTGCTTCTCTACATTTTTTTTATACTGAGTCATTTTCTCTTGATCCCCCTGGTAATTGTTCAACGTCAAACCAACCGCACGGATAATTTACACCTCTCATTTTCCTTGACCTCTATATTTTTTACGCGTTTTGCGTTTGTTAGTTCCAGCGCCTCGGCTAAGCCTTGAGTCGCCAATAGATGTTTTCTTTTTAATACTTTGTATTTTTTCTTTAATCCAAGTCTTTGCCATTGTTTTTTTCCTCTAGTTGTTTATAAAATTCTGCAACTGCCATTATCTCCTGCCAAGTGCCGTCGCTTTTAATACAGTTGGCCCGATGAGAAACAATAAGAATGTTGCCTATAACATAACCTTTGTTGTTGTCTATTC